AGATGCCGGAAACCTAAATATTTTGGATCCAAATTCCACAAGTGCAATTACTAATTGGGCATGGATTGATAACGTCGGTTTTCATATAGAAACAGGATATAATGGGTCGAATACTTATTCATGGATTTTCTCAAATACTGGAGAAATGACTTTTCCCGATGGTAACGTACAAACAGCTGCATGGACAGGACCTGTACCATTGGTAAGTTCAGATATAGCAAATCTATTAGTTGCAGGTAATCAAATTACCATTGAAGCTAATGGTAGAATTAGTAGTAATCCTCCTGCATTGACAGGATCCGATATAGCAAATGTCCTAACTGCAGGTAATCAAATTACTATTGAAGCTAATGGTAGAATTAGTAGTAATCCTGTACCTCTAACAAGTTCAGCTGTAGCAAATGTTTTAGTTGCGGGTAATCAAATTACTATTGAAGCAAACGGTAGAATTTCTGCAAATGTTAGTACTCCTGTTGTAAGAGGTCTACAAAAAGTAACTACTACATCATCAAGTATAGATTTAAATACGACAAAGTATGTTTTTGTAGATCCTAATGCTGCAGGAGGCAATGTTAATATTACTTTAAACAATCCTCAAGATGGATATGATATAACAGTAAAGAATTTAAATGACGGAGGTTCTGGGGTATATACGGTAACCGTAATTACATCAGCTACCGCAGAATTACTTACTGGAGGGTTTAATAGTAGTGTAGTACTTAGCAACTCAGGAACAACTGGTACTTGGGTATATGATTCATCTACTCCAGCATTTAGATTAATTTCTAAATTAGTATAAGGAAAATAACATGGCAACAGTAACATCTAGAGAAGAACTTCGAGATTATTGCCTACGTAGATTAGGTGCGCCTGTTATTGAAATTAACGTAGATGACGAGCAAATTGAAGATCGTATAGATGATGCGTTTCAGTTCTACAGAGAATATCATTATGATGCAGTAGAATTAGTTTATCTAAAACATTTACTTACTGCAGAAGACCAACAGAATCAATATATCTCAGTACCAGATACTGTTACAGGTGTGAATCGAATTTTACCTTTTACCAATAGATCAGATGGCACAAACATTTTTAGTATTCGTTACCAAATTTTAGTTAATGATTTATATAGTTTGATGTCAACAAATTTAATTTATTATGCTCAGGTTAAAACAGAATTAGAATTGATTAATCAGTTATTAACCGGTGTCAAACCTATTCGGTTCAACAGACACATGAATCGTCTTTACTTAGATATGGATTGGACTTATGATGGTGCTCCAGGAAGTTATATCATTGTCGAATGCTATCGAATTCTAGACCCAGATACATACAGAGACGTATACAATGATAGATTTTTAAAGCAATATTGCACTGCTTTAATTAAGAGACAATGGGGAGAAAATCTTAAGAAGTTTGGCGGAATGCAACTTCCTGGGGGAGTAACAATCAACGCCGATAAAATCTACGAAGATGCGTTAGATGAGATAACAAAAATAGAAGCGGAAATGCAAAGTAGATTTGAATTGCCGGTAGATATGTTTACAGGATAAGACTTTTATTACCTAGGGTACATAGAGTATACTAACATCGTGTCAATAGAAAGTCAATACAATTATGGCTACTGTTAATCCATATTTTCAATCTGGTAGATCAATAGGTAGACCTTCTGAACAGAATTTGTACGAAGATCTTATTATTGAGTCTATGAAGATTTATGGAATGGAAGTATATTACCTTCCTAGATCTCCTTCGAATGTGGATGAGATTTTAACAGAAGATCCTTTGAATTCTTATAACCATGCCTATCCAATTGAGATGTATATGGAAACGTTGGATGGGTTTGAGGGTGACGATGAAATAATCTCCAAGTTTGGTTTGGAACTTAGAAACAGTACTCGTTTTGTTGTAGCCAGAAAGCGTTGGAAAGAAATTGTCGGAAGTACTAATACTACTGTTTTGGACAGACCTTGCGAGGGCGACATAGTTTATTTTCCAATGACTAAATCCTTATTTGAAATTAAAAAGGTTGAAGGTCAGCAACCTTTCTATCAGGCTGGTAAGTTATATGTTTATAAACTACAATGCGAATTACTACAATTGTCCAATGAACGTTTCAATACAGGCGTAGAAGAAATAGATAATTTAGCAATCAAGTACGATATGAACTTATTGAATTTTGCTTCAGAAGCTCCAGATGGAGTACAGCTAGCATTTGAAGGTAGTGGAGATCCGATTGTTGCTGAAGGTACAGACTTCCAAGATGAGATTGGTGCAGATAATACTAAGTTTGATAAGGACATTTTAAATGTTCTAGACTTTTCAGAAAAGAATCCTTTTGGAGAGGTATTTAATAAGTAATGTTAGACAATAGATTTTATTGGGGAACAATCCGAAAAGCTGTTGTTGCGTTTGGTAATATTTTTAATAGTATTACTATAGAACGCAGAGACGGTAACGGCACACAAGTACAGTTAATGAAGGTGCCGTTATCCTACGCACCCAAGCAAAAATTCTTAACTAAGATTAGACAACAACCTAACATAGACAATCAAAGCGTACAGATTGTTCTGCCTAGGATGTCGTTTGAAATGTTGTCAATAGATTATGATCCTAACAGAAAAGTATCTCCTTTAAATCAATCGAGAACTGTTAATAGTTCTACAAGTGCAAGTGCAGCATACGCACCTACTCCATATAATTTAAATATGTTGTTATACGTGTATGCTAAAAATCAGGATGATGGATTGCAGATATTAGAACAAATTTTACCATACTTTAATCCTGATTATAATTTGTCAATGAAAATGATTCCAGAATTGAATCTAACAAATGACGTAATGGTATTGTTAAATTCTATAGGGTTTGAAGATGACTACGAGGGCGATGTATCTACAAGAAGATCTATAGTGTGGACTTTAAATTTTGTAATGAAACTTAATTTCTATGGCCCTGTTACAAGACAAGGCATTATTAAGAAAGTTGTTACTACAACATATGACGAACCAGATCTTTCTAACAGACAACAAAGAATGATTATGGAATTGCCGGCTAATACTTTGCCTACAAGTAATTATACAACCATAGATAGTTTTGAAGATTTTTAAAATGAAAAACATACAAAATTTAAATGAAATTTTTAATATTGATACTATGCCAGAATTGGATAATAATCTTCCTATGATTCCCGCTCCTTTGAACACCTCTAAAGAAGCAGATCAAGAGGATGATTATCAACTTGCCAGACAAACAATGCGAAAATTGTTGGTTAAGGGCGAGGATACTCTAGACGAATTGATTAATCTTTCTAAGAACTCAGAACACCCAAGAACTTATGAAGTTGCAGGTCAGATGATCAAAACATTATCTGACGTTTCTAAGGATTTATTAAATCTACAAAAACAGGTTAAAGACTTAAAACAAGATGAGGGCGGATCTAATGCTCCTATTGGAACTCAAAACAATATAATGTTTGCGGGTTCCACCGACGAATTAATGAAACTTTTGAATAGTAAGACCAATGGCAACGTCATCGACCAATAAGAAAATAACCTATAATGGTAATCCCAATTTAAAACCAATTGGGACGGTAATCTCTTATACTTCAGAACAGGTGCGGGAGATTATTAAATGTAAAGATGACCCAATTTATTTTATAGAAACATACTGTAAGATTGTTTCTTTGGATCATGGTTTAATTCCATTCAAATTATATGAATGCCAAAGGGAAAAAGTAACTACGATTTTAAACAATCGTAAGGTTATTCTGATGGAAGGGCGGCAGCAGGGTAAAACTATTACTTCTGCCGCATGTATACTTTGGTATACATTATTCCAACCCAACAAAACCGTAGCTATTCTGGCGAACAAATCCTCAGCTGCTAGAGAAGTTCTATACCGCTACGAAATGATGTATGAATTTTTACCTATTTGGATGCAGCATGGGGTTAAGGTTTATAACAAGGGTGATATAGAATTAGAGAACGGATCTAGAATATTTACTGCAGCAACGAGTTCTTCAGGTATTCGTGGTAAATCTGTAAACTGGTTGTATATTGACGAAGCGGCAATTATTCCAAATAACGTAGCTGAAGAATTCTTTACTTCTGTTTACCCTACAATTTCTGCAGGTGAAACCACAAAAGTTCTTCTGACATCTACCCCTTTGGGATATAATCATTTCTGGAAATATTGGAACGAAGCAGAACAAGGCCTCAATGGATTTGTTCCGTTGTTTATTCACTACAGCAAGATTCCTGGTAGAGATGAAAAGTGGGCTAATGAACAGCGTGCAATGCTGGGTGAGCTTAAGTTTAACCAAGAGGTTCTGTGCAAATTCCTTGGTTCTTCTAATACTCTAATCAACCCCGACACTATTGGACGTATGTCCTTTAAACAGTATGTTTATTCTAAGGACGGGTTGGATGTTCTGGAGGAACCAGAAGAAGGGCATGTATACATGCTGACCGCAGATACTTCCAGAGGCGTAGGGGGAGATTACTGCGCATTTACGATTGTGGATATAACTGAGTATCCCCATAAAGTTGTTGCCAAATATAGAAGCAATAAAATCAGTCCTTTATTGTATCCAAACATCATATACAAGGTTGCAAAGGATTATAATAAAGCGTATTGTTTAATAGAAATTAATGATAACGGACAACAGGTTGCGGATTCTTTATACATGGATCTAGAATATGAGAATGTGTTTTTCGTTGGAAGCAACAGCAAATCCGGACAATACCTATCTGGCGGATTTAGCAACGGGGCGACTCTTGGGGTTAGAACCACGAAACAGGTAAAGAGATTAGGATGTACGACATTTAAAAGTTTGGTCGAAGGCAATAAGTTATTAATTCATGATGCGGATGTTATCAATGAAATATCTACTTTTATTGAGAATAAAGGATTTTTCAAGGCAGATGAAGGATACCATGACGATTTAGTTATGACTCTGGTACTCTTTTCATGGGCAACAAACGAATCTTTCTTCAAAGATTTAACCGATACTAATTTAAGAAAAATTCTTTACGAAGAGCAGTTTAAGCAAATTGAGGAAAATCTTACTCCGTTTGGTGAAGTAGTTGATGGACTTCCGGAAGAGCATAAAACAGAAATTGCTGGAGATGCACTTTGGTTTAACGTGGCGGCAATGAATAAAGATGATATCAATGAAGCGCAAAGAAAATGGCTGGAAAATGTCTAAAAGGTGATAATTATAAATAAATAGAAATCATATTATAGAGATATCTATAAAATTATCAAGGAGAAGAAGATGGCATTTCAGCTTTCACCTGGCGTTGTAATAACTGAGGAAGATAAAACAACAATCGTTCCTTCGGTAGCAACTACCGCCGGAGCCTTTGCTGGCGCATTTCAATGGGGTCCTGTTGAAGAAGTTACGACCATTGACACAGAAACAAATTTAGTTGGTACATTTGGAAAGCCTAATGATACTACCTACGGATATTTCTTTACTGCAGCAAACTTTTTAGCTTATGGAAACAATTTGAAAGTTGCTCGTGTAGTTGACAAAGGAGTTGCTAGAAATGCGGTTTCTGTTGCTACAGGTAGAGTAATTAGTGCATATCAAATTTATTCTAATACATATCTAAGTTCTGATAATTTAACTATTACTTTTGACGATCCTACAGGCGATACTAGTGACCCAGATCAAAGAACTGCATTAGGTACTGTAGCATTACAAAGTTCTGGTTCTATTAGAGATGTATATTTATCTTCTAGAGGGTTTGGATATAATACTCCTCCTACTGTTACCTTTGCAAACGTAGGCAGCGGCACAGGTGCAGTTGCCACAGCAGTTTTAGGTGAAGGCGTACTTACAGCAATTACGGTAACTGCTCAGGGTAACAATTATTCTGCTCTTTCTAACGTAGTAATTGAAAACGCAGGAGTAACAAACTCTACAGCTAATTTAGAAATACACTATAACTTATACGACATAGGTATTGCAAATGGCGGAGACGGTTACGATTCTAACGCATATATTGAAATTTCCGGCGGCGGTTTAGTTGCAGGTGGCACACAAGCAACAGCAACCCCTGTTATTACTGGAAATATAATTACCGGCATTATTATTACAAATAATGGCAATGGATATATTTCTGCTCCAAACGTAACAATCCATAGAGGCAATACATTTGCAACTTATACAGCTAATGCTGTTTTAGGTGCTAACGTAGGTTACGGTTATATCAATAGAATTCTTGTTGCAACTCCAGGTTCAGGTCATGCATATGCCCCTAACGTAATCATTAATAAGAATGCAGGAGCAGGAGTTGGCG